GAATATGGAAAGCATTTTTAGAAACGGACCAGAGATATTATTTTGTGCCATGTCCGAAGTGTGGGGAATATCAAACGCTTGATTGGAAGAATGATGAGACTGGGAAATATCATGTCAAATGGGAGCGCGATAAGCATGGTAAACATTTACCGAAGACGGCTTATTACGAATGTGATAAATGCGGCGCCCATTTGAACGATAATGATATAAACGAAATGGTAAAACTGGGCGAATGGAGAGCAACGAAGCCTTTTAATGGGAAGGCCGGGTTCTCAATGAACGAAATATATTCATCATGGGTAACGTTGGCTGAAACAGTACAGAGTTTTTTGGATGCAAAGGACGACCCATTTCAGTTGCGGGTTTGGGTAAACACTTCGCGCGGCAAGATATTTGAGGAGCGCGGCGATGCTCCGGAATGGGAGCGCATATATATGCGGCGCGAGCGGTATCAGGTCGGGCGGATCCCCGCGGGCGGCCTGCTCCTAGTCGCCGGAGCTGATGTGCATAAAGATCGGATCGAGGTTGAGGTCCTCGCATATGGCAGGGGCCGGCAGTCCTGGTCAGTTGATTACCGAATCATATCAGGGGATGTTGCAGGCGGCGGGCCCGGTAAGATACTCGACGAGATAATGCACGAACGCTTTCCGCATGAGCTCGGGGGGAGCGCCCAGATCAGGATGATTGCCGTTGATGCTGGCTATGAGACGCAGACCGTTTATAACTGGGTCAGGAAATATCCTCAGAATCGGGCGATGGCAGTCAGGGGTATTCATTCACTCGGCGTGATTTTGGGTGTGCCGAGAATGATCGATATTTTGGTTGATGGCAAAAAATACGTGCGGGGCATGAAGTATTGGCCGGTCGGGGTATCAGTTTGCAAGTCTGAACTGTATGGCAATCTCAGGCTTGAGAAGAACGGGGATATATACCCGGACGGATATTGCCACTTCCCGGAATATGATGAGGAATATTTTAAGGGCATAACGGCTGAGGAGCTGCATATCATCGCCCGGCGGTTCGAATGGCGCAAGATCCGGGAGTATAATCACCCACTTGATGCCCGGAATTATGCCCGAGCAGCTGCATCGGCACTTGCTATTGACCGATATACCGAGGATGCATGGAAGGCGCTTGAGCAGGGAATGAGGCCGGCGCCGGTAGCATCCGGGCCACGCCAGGGAAAGAAGAAAAATTATGTTTTATCGCGCGGAATAACAATTTAACAAAAATGAGTTGACAAAAAATATTATGTCACGTAATGATGCAATTAAAGAATTAAATGCAGAATTAAAAGATTTAATGAAACGATATCTCGATGTTTTTGAGGTCAGCAGTTTAAAAATATCTTCAAATATCACAAAAGGAATTCATGAAATAAAAATTGAAGTAGCCGAACATTATAGGGCATAATATCAGCAAGCCGGGAATACGCGAAACCCGCGCCCCGGATGCAAAACATTGATATCGGAGTACTTGCATGCAACAAGCCCGGTATTTATCCAAAAGGATAAGTATCTGGCTTTTTTAGTTTTGGGGGTACGATGACACTAACAGAAGAACAGGCAATTTTAATAGCACTCAAGGCGGCTTATATTGCGGTAATAGGCGGCTCTGAATATACAATAACGATCGGCGGTACAACCCGCCGTTATAAACGCAATGATATACTGGTCCTCCGAAAAGAGATTGAAGACTGCGAGGAGCGAATCGCTGGCTTGCAATCTGAGACACGCGGCATACAAATAAAATTTGGGACACCCCACAGATGAGCCATAAACGCAAACATAAAAATTCAAACCGTAATATCACAAACACTCAACCCCCTACCCCCGCCCCGGTTGTTGCATCCCCTCGGCGGCAGCCAGTTCGCAGGGCCCACCGGATGAATTATAATCCGGTTGCCATGAATAACTTTTTCTATGGAGGCGCCGGTGCGTATGATGGCGCAGGATATGACAGGAATTTCCGCAATTGGCAATATAGCCACGGTGTTGCTGATGCCGAGATCCTCGGCGATCTCAATACGTTGCGTGAGAGGTCCCGGGACCTGTATCGGAACAATGCAATCGGCCGCGGGATAATAAGTACCATGACGATCAATATTGTGGGGGCTGGCCTTAAACTTCAGGCGGCCCCTGATCGTGCCTTCCTCGGCATGACCGATGAATATGCGGACCTATGGGAAGATAATGTCGAACGAAAATTTAATAACTGGGCAAGTTCAAAAGATAGTGACGCGGCCCGGTCCTCAACATTTTATGATCTCCAGAACCTCGCCTTTTTATCATACTGTATGTCCGGAGAAGTATTTTCATTGCTCCCGATTCTTGAGCGAATTAAAATTACACAGAAAATTATGCAACTCTGTATTCAGTTGGTCGAGGCTGATCTGGTTCAGAATGGTCCCGGTGAATTTACCGGCAAGAATATGCGGGATGGGATCAAGGTCGATGATCATGGCGCACCGATTGAATATACAATTAGAACAGATACGACAGAATGGAAACATGTCCTTGCATATGGCGAGAAGACCGGGCGCCCGAATGTAATTCACATTTTTAGACAGGAACGCCCAGGACAATCCCGCGGCGTTCCCCTTCTCTCCTCAATCATGGAAAATATAAAACAGATAGATCGCGGCATTAAGGCTGTTACAGCATCGATGGTCGTACAATCGATGTTCACGGCGTTTGTGAAATCTAAAAATCCGGATGCCCTTAATAATGGTATCCCCGGCGACAAGAAGGAAGCCACCTCAGAATCAACGCTCGATGATGAGGAATTCGATTATACCCTGGCGCCGGCGGCAGTATTGCGGTTGAAACCCGATGAGGATGTAACCTTTGCGGATCCCACACAACCGAAAAGCGAATTTGAAGCGTTCATTATGACCCATCTCATGCTCGCCGGTATGGCGACGGGGATCCCTTATGAGATACTTAGCAAGAGATTTCTTGCAAGTTATTCAGCCTCTCGGGCGTCTCGTATCGAGGCATGGCGTTATTTCCTCATGGAGCGCGAGAAATTTAATCGCGATTTTAATCAGGTCATCTATGAGGAGTGGCTTGCCTGTGAGATTCTTGCCGGCAGGATACCTGCCCCCGCATTTTTTAATTCCGAGGATATAAGGAAAGCCTATTGTGGATCAGAATGGCTCGGCTCGTCAATGGGACAGATAGACGAACAGAAAGAAGTCGGGGCCGCCTTGCTCGCCATCGGCGGGAAACTTACGACCAGGACAAAGGAGACTGCAAAACTTTATGGCGGAGATTTTGCGAAGAATATCAAGAAGCTCAAGCGCGAGGAAGCGCAGATCGGTCCGGAACAAAAACAGATACCCGCTCCCGTCCCTGATGAAAAAGTTGACGCAGCGGATAATCAGGAGGAATAATAACATGGCAGAGAAGAAAATTATCATATCGGGCGAGATCGGATTTTTCGGAACCCTGCCCTCAGATGTGCGAGCCCAGCTGGTTGGTGCCGCTGGTAGCGATATTGATGTTCATATATCGTCCCCCGGCGGTTTCGTTTTCGACGGATTTGAAATATATAATTTGATCCGCGATTATAAACGGGATTATCCCGCGGCTCAGATTACCATCACGATTAAGGGCGAGGCTTCGTCCATGGCGTCATATCTCGTGGTCAATCCTGTGGCCGATCTCGTTCTTGCCGAGGATAATGCTACATTCATGATGCATAATCCGTCCGGCTATACTGGGGGCGATTACCGTGAGATGGATAAAATGTCAAGCGTGCTCCAGGGCGTTGGTGGAATACTTTCAAAGGCATATGCGGACAGAGTTGATAAAACTATTGACGAGATGCAGGCGCTCATGGACGCCGAGACGTGGTATTTCGGTGCAGAGATAAAAGAGGCCGGCTTTGTTGATGAAATAATTGACACTCCCGCGGAAAGCAAAATCGAGAAGGATCAGGCAGTTGCCGCATCTCGTCTCAGGTTCGCGGCCCTCCAGGACAAAATGCGGAAATCAGAAAATGCAAAGGCTGATGTTCTAAAGGTCGCTGCACTATTCAAACAGGAAATTAAAGCGGATACAACGCTTAATAATACAGGGGATTCGTCCCCGGAAAAAATTAACGGAGGTAATTCTATGGTAGATGATGATAAAATTCTCATCAGTGCTGACGATATCACTCTCGACTGGCTGAAAGCGAATAAGCCGGAAGTGGTTGAATCAATCAAGAATGCCGCCGCTGAGGAAGAGAAAACGCGCATTAAGGAAATAGATGAGACGGAGGCAAACTCCGAGGACGATTCCGAGGAAGCGAAAGCTCTTTTCAAGGCGGCGAAGTACGAAAAGCCGATGGCTGTGGGTGATGTTTTAAAGAAAATATTCGCCATGGCCGCCGAGCGTAAAAAGAAAATGCTGACCGACAGGCATGACGATGCGGATAAAATCCCGCCCGCCGGTGGCCAGCCCCAGAAAGATGCATCCGATATTATTAAGATGATCGTTTCTGGGATGAAATCTCAGCGGAGGTCAAAATAATG